GATACAGCCGTTTCAAAAATTGCACCGGAAATCCTTACCGGCGTAACTGTATCTGTTCCTGCCGCAAATGTTTCTGTAAACGCTCTCGCGCCTCAACTTCAGACTGGCGTCAGCCGCGTTGTTTGGCCGACTGAACCGTAATACACTCACCTCAACCGAAATGAACGGGGACCAACATAGCACAGAATACCACTCTCACGCTGACGGGCTGCGGCAAGTTACAGGTTTTTCCGGGAGCGAGTTACATCTGGGTGGAGTGCAATCGACAGAGACGAGCGTGACATGGACGTGGTATTGAAATTCTGGCCAGTAGCCATTGGCTTTGTTGGCTTTCTTGTGTGGCTCATTCGGCTTGAGGCCCGCTCAGTCGAGAACACCAAGGAAATTAAGCGGCTCTGGAACCAACGGAGAGAGGATATGGAGATATCGAAACAGGCGCGCGAAGACACCAACGCCATGCTGGCTGAGATACGCGACGACATCAAAGCTTTGATTGCCAAGGTGGGCAAATGAGACGATACAGTGCGCGCAGTCTTGCCAGCCTGAAGGGCATTCATCCTGATCTTCGGCGGGTGATTGACCGCGCCTTGCAGGAAAGCCCGCTAGATTTCATCGTCATCGAGGGTGTCCGCAGCAAGAAACGACAGGCTGAACTGGTTGCATCGGGTGCGTCCAAGACGATGAACAGCCGTCACATCACAGGCCACGCCGTTGATCTTCTGCCCATTGGCTCCAACGGTCCCGAGTTTGCATGGCCTCTCTATCATAAACTTGGCCCCGCTGTGGAGGCTGCTGCTAAAGCTGAAGGCGTAGAGATCACATGGGGCGGGCGCTGGTCGAAGTTTCGAGACGGCCCGCACTTTGAACTGAAGCGTAAAGTCTATCCGGCAAGCGACTGGACAACCGGCCAGCCTGCGCCGGAGCCACGCCGTAGCGCCGCGCAGAGCCGCACTGTGCAGGCTTCGGTGGTGCAGGGTGCCTCGGCTGTTGGTGGCGCTGTAGCGGCCTTTCAGGCGCTCGACGGAAATGCTCAGATCGTGGCCATCGGAGGCTGTCTGATCATCATTGGTCTGGCAATGTTCATCCTACGCGAACGGCTCATGGCTTGGGCTTCCGGGTGGCGGTGAAGCGTGGCGCGGATAAAGATATACCTCGCCGCTGGCGCTGCTTTTGTTCTGGGCCTGCTTGGCATTTACTGGCGCGGAAGGTCAGACGGGGCCGATGCAGAGCGTGACCGGCATGTGCGTCGCCGAATCGAGGCCATGCAGACAGCAAAGGATGTGCGGGATGATGTGGAAGGTGATAATGATCTTGCCGCTCGCGCTCAACGTTGGGTGCGTAACAACAACGAATAGTTATTGCGATATAGCTTCGCCGCTGTATTTCGATGACAGCAGCACTGTGATCTGGCTTTCGGAAAATGACGACGATCTGCTGCGGAATATCATCATTGCGAATGAAACGTGGGCAGCTTTGTGTGATTGACTCAAGCTGCGTTGACATCTAACCTGATCATACTTCTCTGTATTGGGTCATCTTCCTCCCTGAACTACCCCGTCCTTGCGGCGGGGTTTCTTTTTGTGGATTGAGCGCGGGCCGGTGAATGTGGCGCATTCGGTAGCGCATCCATCTCCGCGCTGGTTGGCTCTTCGCAAGATGAATACTGTGGCCCGCGCTTGTTCGTATTGTAGTTCGCGCCTTGTCTTGCCTCAAGAGACTAATCATCTTGGCATTGTTTTCTTGCCTGCGCCCGTATTTCGTTGACCACGTCCTTGTTGCCTTCGGCAATTCGAACGATCACTTCCATCTGGTCTGGTGTTACCCACAGACGGGGCAGGGGTAGAAAGCCTGCTTGCCTCAGAGCTTCTGCCGATCTTCCTTTGAGTTCGCTGCCGTGGCTCATCTCATTCTCTTTCGCGTGCGCTGCGCTTCTAGTTCAAAATCGGACCACTCTACCAGCGCCAGCGCGGCTTCAACATCGCGCCGGTCTAGTGCTGGGTATTCTAACAGGATGTACTCCACGCCAAAGCCTTCTGCGGCATAGGCCCAGACGGTTTCAACGGGGATGCGAGTTCCGGCAAAGCATACCAGCCCGCCCATTATGTCGGGTTGCGAGGTCAGCTTCATCCTTCACCCTCCCCGAGTTCTGCGAGGGTGGCGCGTATATCCTTGCTACGGTCAATATCCCACCACGTCCGCTCATCTTCGTGGTATTCAGCAGCCTTTGTTAGGGCCTCCACCGCCTTCGCCAGCTTGGCCTCCAGTTCTTCGATGCGGGCCTCGTGTAGCTTACGCGCATCTTCCATTGCGCTGGCGTAGCCTTGTTGTTCCGCAGCCTCCGCCAGATCGACTCGGACGTATTCAACCTGCGGTTCGCTTGCATACTTAGGGTTCTCAAAGCATCTTGGGAACATGCCGTCGCCCGCCTCAACATCACCATCAAGATAAATCCATTCAGGTGCTTCACTCATCACTCTCTCCTTTCAGTTCTGCGAACGAAGAACAATCGCAGCAAGCGCTACAATAGCTCCTACCCAAGTGCCCAAAAAGAAAGCCGACAAAACGACCCAATTTGCATGACCTTTTTTTACGATGGTGACTGGATTAGTCATTGGTCTCCCCTTTCAGTTCTGCGAGGGTGACTACGGCCTCGGATTGCGCCAGTGTATCAGCGACCCAACTGTCGCTGTCTTCAACGACAAGCACTAACGCCTTCAAAGCCTTCACCGCCTTCGCCAGCTTGGCCTCCAGTTCCTCGATGCGGTCGGCTGCGTCGTCGCAAAGCACCTCATCCTCAAATACATGCCCTCTGTCGTCAAAGGACACAGCTATGTGGTCGCGCAGCCGCTTCACCAGATCGTCAGTCATCCCGTCAACCCCGCCAGTTTTGCACCCTCGTAGAGTGCCTTGGCATCTTCAAACGCACGGCGTGTCATGCCGTGGTCAATGATGCTGTCAATGTCAGCGGCGATCTCTTTCAGTGCTGCCACTGGCGCACCGTCTTCGCTGTTAGCGGCACGAATGACGCGATAGATTACGTCATTCAATTCATGAAGGGCTTCATTGTAGTCGGTCATTTGTTTTTCTCCTTAAGGGCGCATTCATATTCGATGCCGGTGTATGCCATGCCGTCAACATAGCTGTCTTTGTGAGTTGGGTTGTGAAACCGGCGCGCAATCTTGGTGGCTTGGTGCATGATCGCTACTTCTCGTGCTGAGATGTTGCGTCCGGTAATAGCATTGAAGATGTTGGCGATGTGCTGATGGTTTGTGACGGGATCGCCGTATGCCTTGTTTCTGTCTTTGCCTGTCAGGTTTGCTGCTTCCTCAAGGCAGGCTATGCGTGGGCTGGTCATGCGGCTTCATCTATTTGTTTGACGAGCTGATCTTTCAAATCTCTCACCATGGAATAAGATTCTATCATGCCGTCTGCGCGACGAAGGGCATTGATCACGGTCGAGTGGTCTCTGCCAAAGGCGCGTCCAATTTCTCCAAGGGACATGCCAAGATGATTGCGCATAATCCACATTGCAGTGGCTCGGGCCAGAAACACCGGAGCTTCCCGATTGGTGCAAAGCACCTCCATATCTAAACCGGAAAGCTCTGCTGTAGCCTCGATCAGCTTGTGCGTTTTGTCGTTGGTGATAGCTGCGAAAGGATTAGTCATTGGTCTTCTCCAACATTTCCAGAAGGGCGATGAACTCTTCCATGTCCTGAACCAAGCTCAGGTTGTTTTTTTGTTTTGCATCGGACTTGATTAGCTCCGACTTTCTTATCAGTCGTTTGATGATGACGTATTTCATGTTGACCTCTGGCAAGGAGGGGCCGGGATTACCGGCCCCCAACTGACTCAGAAAGGAATCTTGTCGTCCGTAACAGCATTGCTGCTATCGTTATTGCCTTGCTTGGCATCCGACACTGACATGGTCATGTAGGCCTGACCGTCCTTGGACTTGCGCCATGCAGCGAGGCGACGAAACTCATTGATTGGGCCGGTGTAGTCTGGCGCATTTTCGTTGCCCTTCTTGTCGTTCTCAAACAGAACGCCGATCTTTTCGAAGACCTCGATGATGTTCTTGCCGCCTCGGGTCTCGTCTTTAATCATGACGATCTTCATGTCTTTGCCGGTATCGTTCAGCTTGCCCTGAAGGATCAGCTTCTGTGTATCGAAGGGCTTGAAGGCTGCGCCTCGATCAGTGTTGTCGTAGTTTTCCGCCATGCTTCTGGCTCCTGTGTTGCGGGCTTACCAGCCCTGTGATTTGTTGCCGGAATCAGCAACGTATTTGTTGCCGTCATGTTCACCAAGAAACACATCGGCATTGAACCCGAGATGGGACAGCCCTTTGGTCAGGCCATCAGTGACTGCCATCTTGGGGGCATCTTCTGCCAGTCTGTTCTTGGCTGCGTCAAAGAACTTGCGGCAACCGGGGAAGGGACCGAACTGATTGCCGGGAGTGCCGTGCCAGATGGTCACGTCAGAGATCACAGCCGTGTCGCCATTGGACAGGTTGACGAACCTGTTTTCCGCCGACCACCCCCAGCCTTCACCAACCGGGCCGAACTGTGCAGTGGCTGACTTGACCTGATACATCGGGTCGATGGCAGTGAAGGTGCGCGGTCCGAAGCTGACCGGCTTCAGATACTTCTTGTCAGACTTGCTGACTGCGTCCCAAATCTTGAGATTGCTCATGCTCTTCCTTCCTATGCGTAGCGTGAGGGTGGTGTATCTGGCAGCAGATCGAGGACTTCTTTTCCCTTTTCTGTCAGCCGCCATGCTCTGAGGTTGGACGAAAGCCGAAAGGCTCCCGTCGTTGGTGCGTAAGTTTCGACGCGCTCAAGCCAGCCTGCCTTCTCTAGACTGACCATGGTTGCGCCGCAGTTGTCTGGTTTGTTGCGCTTGCTTTGCTTGAGCAACTCGTTGCCGATCTCGGCAGAAAGAAACTCTCGCTCCTGAAATCTGCGATTGGCCTTGATGATCTGCATGATTTGCCAGCGCACTCGGGTTAGCTTGGGTGGCTGCATGATTACCTCACTGTGAAGCGGAGTGCGCCATTCTTGCTGCGCTTGATGGTGAGCAGGTCGCAGTAGACTTCCCGCTCGTTGGGTCCGACCATGTCCTTCAGGGACTTCTTGGCTGACTCGAATGAACGAGCCGCATCTTCGTTCTCGACGTAGGTGTGGGCGGCATCGATGAAGGCGTTGTCTGTGCTGGCATCTCGTATGACCATGTGGTCCACCGGGATTTTTTCGATGCTGAGTGACGGCGTATCGACAGCAACAGGTTCTTCATTGCGAAGAACGTAACCCCAGAAGTCCGACACCACTGCCCACATTGAATTGAAATACTCTTCGCTTCGGGCAATGTGCGCTGCCTCCCATTTGTTGTTGCCAAAGATTACTGACAGGTAAGCGCCGTTTGCATTGGACAGGCGCATGTATGTCTGAAGCTGCGGCATGTATCTGGCGATCATGTCGTCCATAGTGCTGAAGTTGTTGGTGTGCTTGGCCTCGATGATGCAGTTGTCCCACATGCCATCGATGGTACCGAGAGCAGGCACGATACCAATCTCTTCATGAAAAGAATGCTGCCTGTCTTCAACGATTGCTTCATACACCTTCTCGAACCAGCCAAGGTTGAAGCTCTCAGTGTGAATGCCAAGCTGCACTGCGATGTTATCGCTAAGGTCTTCAGGCTCTCGCTTGCCAGTCTTTACCTGCCATAGCTCAAGCCACTCTCCGGACATGATCTTGATGGTGTCCGAACCACCTATGAATCCAACTCTGTTCATCTTCTTCTCCTTTGTATCAACATATTACTGCATATGTGCAGTGTGGTCAACGCTCGTATGCCTCAAGGTCGGCATCGGTGATCGAGGTCTTGGCGATCAGCATCTCACGCATGGTCCCACGCAGGAATGTGTCTGAGATCGATTCTCCTGCCCGTATACGGGCTTCGGTGATCTTCAGGGTGTCCAACCCTTCTGGAGAGCGAGCCGCCGCTGTGCGGCCCTCTCCGAGCTTCTTCGATGCAGAGCGGGTTGCGTCGATGAATAGCTTGATGCTGGGGAGGGTGCGTGAGGTTGCTGATTGGGCCAGCTCTTTCGTGATGGAGGCGACGAGCTGGCCCAATCGTTCCGAGTCGATGTTGCTCGGGATGTTGTTGTTCACTGCCTCGATGGTATCCATTGCAATGATCTTCTGATCCAGATCGCGAGGCATGTTGAACCGGCTCAGGATATCATTACGAAGCCAGTTCTTCAGGTAGCTGATGCGTTGATCATAATTCATTGAGCCAGTCATGGTTCTTCACCTGTGTCACCTCCTGTTTCTCAGCTTCGAGGTCGTCCTCCCAGCGCTCACCGTTCAACCATGTCGCCGGGTGAGGGCGGAACTTCATCTCGATTCCGGTCTCTTCGCAGTGTTTGGAGTAGGCGATGGCAGCTTGGACAATCTCATTCGGATCGGCTGAGCGCGTTGCTTTATCGAAGGCAATGCGCGCCGCCCCCTTTCCTACCCGCCGGGGATAGGCTTGCCAGAATGCAAGGAAGAGCGGTGTATCCTTGGGGTGTGCCAAATTGGCACGGGAAGTAGTATCTCTTTTCTTGGAGATATCTAACTGAGTAATATTACTATCTACTTCGTGTGCCAAATTGGCACGGGTATCCTCTGACATTTCTTCCTCCATGCAGGTGATGATGTAGAAGTTGGATGATCCAGACCGACGCTCGATGCGTATGTATCCATGCTCTTCGAGCCACTGGATCGCGCGCACAACAGACCTCAGTGAAGCACATGTATCTCGCGCAATCGTTTCCTTTGACGGCCAGCATTCTCCTGCGCTGTTGCAGTAGGATGCCAGTGATAACAAAACGATTTTCGCTGTAGGATTTTGGATGCGCGTTAACGCAATGTCTGCTAGAAGGTCATAGATGGTCATGCGTATGCTCCTTCAACGCATTGATCTTCGGGACAGGCGAGTATGGGAGTCCTCGCCTGTCCCACCTTACTAGCAGAGAGTCAGTGTCCGGGCCACTGATCTTTGTTCTTGACCAAGGTGTAGTGGCCGACCACATTCCCGCCACAAGTCATGCGACGTTCACATTCGATGGGCCAGCCTTGCTCTCTCAGCTCATAGATGCGGGCCGACAATCTGAAGCACCCAAAGTGTTCAAGCGCATCAAGCGGAGTCAGTGTTTCGCCGCGCTTAAGCCAGCGCAAGATGTCATGGTTCTGAGACATTGATCTTCTCCATTAGTTTTTCAAACACGTCACCCGGCAGGATGACTATGGTCTGCGGAGTTCCTCTCCGTCTTTTGTATATTGCTAGGTCTCTGCCTTCCAAGACAGTGAAGGGGCTGGGGAAACCAGAGGTGTCCCGATACTTGACTTCAGCTACCAGCTCGTGTCCTCCGAGTTCGAGCTTGATGTCGCCGCTATACTCTCCTCCCAAGCTTCCCGAGAGAGGCTGTCGCTTGGCTTTGATGCCGACTTTCTTGAGCCACTCGACAATCCGCCGCTCATGATAGCTTCCTTTTTGCTTATTTTTATTTGCCATCTCTCGCCCTCATAGCAATCAAGGCAGATGAACCAGTGCTTGGCATTGGTTCTCTTGTGATTGTTCTTAAGGATAGCAACAAACCAGCGGGTGGTTATACCACACGCATCACACAGCGCCGTCCCTTTTTTTAACTTCGATCTCGTAGCCAAGAGAATCCAGCCAGCAGATGAGCATAAACCCAGACGGGATACGCTTGTGCGTCTCCCACTTGTGAATCAACGATACAGTGCAGCCGATCCTATGCGCCAACTCTTCTTGGCTTATATTGCGCTCGGATCGAGCGGCGATTAGGTTGCTCACCAGAAGCTCGTAGTCTTTGGGTATACTCACGGGCTTGGTGAAGTGCGTAAAGGTCTTCAATAGCCTGCATCACTTTCACTGCTGTGTCATACCGCAGCTCGGTCTTCTCATGGATAGTCCGATAGTAAGTAGAAGTTGGGATATCCGCCTTCTGGAATGCCCGGAGCAGAGGAACATTACATTCCTCAGCCCGGTCCTTGATCAGTTGCAAGTATGACTTCATGCTGCATTGGTGCAGCAATTATCTGCTCAAGTCAATCGCAACGGATTCAATATGGAACTTCGTCCTCAAACTCAGCGACCTGATGATTGGCTTCCCATGCTGCTGTCGCCCGCTCAAGAAACTTCTTCCTGTTGAATCTGGGATTCGTTTTCTCTAGTTCATCGGCGATGCTGTGAAGGTGAGAGGGCCACGAAACCTGTGGCCCAATCACATCAGCGATGAAGTTATAGTGCGCTCTGCTCATTTTCGGTATCATACTACTCCCTCGTATTCGAGTTCATCCCAGCGACGATGGTTCATTGCCTTGGCAATGGCATCCTCGCGATTGCGACGAGCAACCTCCGGGTTCTTGAGGTCACTGGTATGGCTGGCCCAGTAGGTCATGCAGTTATACAGCGCCCACTTGTTGCGCCCCAACTCTCGATGCTCACTGGCCCAGATACCCAACAGCTTCTCAAGCTGGCGCTCGTTGGCTTTGGTTACCAGCTTCTGGCGTGACGCTGACTTGGCAATTGTTGCCTTGAAGAATACCTCTGCCATGTGATCAGTAACCGGCACTGTCATCCAGCTTTGCCAAAGCTCTCGATTGTTCATGAAGGTATCGAGGCCAACGGCGATCTTGTTTGCGCTGCCTTCGACGTTGATCGACTGGGTGTGCTTGAAGTTGGAACGAGCTGTTCCCATTGGTGTGGTGCAGCCATTGAGACACCACAAGCGCAGGCCATCAGCCGACTGACTAAATGACCAGCTTCCGTCATAGCTGTTGAAGAATGATACCCGGAACTTGACGATGTCACCGACCGCAGGCTGAACAACAAGGTTGTTGAACAGAATCTCGCCGCGCATCTTGCGACCGCCGTCAGCTATACGAACATCGACCGTGTAGTCGTGGCTAAGATCAGCTTCCTTCACTGCATCCATGATGCTGTTGACCACGTCGTCATGCTTGACGATGTGATAGCGAGAGCCGTGCACACCAAGCACCTCGTTGGTGTCGGTGCGAACAACGGCCTGATTGCCGGGAATCTCTGCGCCGTTGCGGTCAAAGATGGGTTGGGCCTCCACGGGGAAGGCCCACTTGTCATTGGGGAAATCAAACATTGGTCTGTTGTCCTTTCGCGTAGTCTTCGATCATTCCCATCGCCTGTTCATAGACGTTCTGGAATTCCATGATGCGGGTCATAAGAACCTGCTTGTTGAAACCTTCTTCAATCACACCGTTGAGGTCATGCAGAAAGTCTATCGTTTGCCTGATCTCACTTGTGGTCATGCCGATGCTGACCTTGATTTCGCTGGTTTCTGCGTAGTGGTAGTCCATTCCATTCTCCCTGAAATGAAGTTGGGTCATTCAAAGCTGGGTCGAACCACTCGACCCGGCCCTAAGTAAACATGCCCCTCCGTCCCTTGCCAAAGGACAGAGAGGCATGAGAGAAGGGGCGGACCGTAGCCCGCCCCAGTGGTGCGTCATGCGAACTTCTTCAGCCGGTCATCAAGGCCAAGGCCGGTGGAGACGTGGGTGCGCTTCGGGCGGGGTGTCCATGTCTCGCCGGTGATCTGCTTGTGAACTTCGCAGTCTGCCGCATGGCGCTGCGTCAGGACTTCAAGCTCCTCTTCCATCGCTTCGTAACGGTCGAGCAGCCGTGCCAGCTTCACGTCAGCGATCTCGGAGCCGCGCTCTGGGAGCAGGTCTTTGATCTCTGCGGCAACGTCAGCCATTTGGCCGTTGCCCGTCTTCTTGAATTGAAGACTGTTGAAGCTGGTGTAGCAGGCATCCCGTGCGATGCTCATCTCGGTGTATTCATTGGCTTTGTGGAATTTGATAACTTCCAGCTTGAGCTTGACGAGCGTGTTGATCGAGGCGGTGTTCTTCTTGGTCATCTCTAGGTTCTCCTTTGTGTGTCGCGAGGACCACCCTCGCGATGAGATGCCAGTGGCACAGCCCCAAACCGAACGAAGAGAGGCCTGCAGTTCGCAAGGTGAATCCCCATACAGGCGCAGGAAGAACAGAGAACAACATCTCAACAAACACCCGGCCAACAAGGGAAGCGAGGATTCTCCTTGCGAACTGTTTGGGGACTGATGCCACGCCAGCATCCATGCGAGGTGGCCGCAGAGACCCAAAGGCGAGCCGAAGAGCATGACAGAACGCCGCCACGAGCAACGCGCTCGGCAAGAGAGAGCCTATAGTATGCAGAAACTTATAGCATGGAAGCCAATGCACCGAGTTTGTGCGTTGACACAAGGGTTGCAAGCAATGCTATCAACGGGGGGAGAGAGGGAGAGGGGGGCAACAAGGAGACACAAATGGGCCAAGTAGCACAACAGAAGCTGACCAAGAGACAAATGGCTCTAGTTGATGTCATGGTAGCAGAAGGCCTCAAGACAAGCGAAGCCGCAGTCAAAGCAGGATACGCAGAGGGAAAGAGCGGATACGTCTCAGCACACCGAACGCTAAGGTTGCCCCATGTGCAGCAGTATATGATGCAGAGGATTAGCGAGACGATTGGGATGAACGCTACTGCTGCTGCAGCTCAAGTCATGAAGCTCGCTCGGGGCGCGAAATCAGAGTATGTTCAGCTCGAAGCGGCCAAGGATATTCTAGACCGTGCCGGGTTCAAGCCGGTGGATAGATCACAGGTGCAGATAGCTGGTGATATACGAGTGTCCATAGATCTAGGGTGATTCACTCTTGGTGAGTGTGATGTAGGGGGTAGGGGGGAAAGTTGCCGGTAGTTACAGTGGTAATAGTCCCACCCTGACATTTTTAGCCAGAAAGGTTCGATCATGCGTGTAGGAGTTATGGTAGGTTCTAGGTTTGGTCGTGTTGCCCCGGAGCGTGTTGTGCGTGGTGGGGCGAAGGCGACTGATGTAGCGAAGGGGAAGTTGGAGGAGGCTGTGAAGAAGCGAGCTTCTCCGAAGCGTAAGAGGCGTGTGAAGAAAGATGTCTAAGACACCTGCATGGCAGCGGAAGGCTGGGAAGAATCCTTCTGGTGGATTGAATGCTGTTGGTCGTGCTTCTGCGCGTCGTCAGGGTATGAACTTGAAGGCTCCGGTTGAGTCTGGTGACAATCCGAGGCGGGCGAGTTTCTTGGCTCGGATGGGGAACATGGCTGGTCCTGAGCGTGATGAGAAGGGGAGGCCGACGCGTCTTCTTCTTAGCTTGAAGGCTTGGGGTGCCAGCAGCAAGGCTGATGCCAGAGCGAAGGCTCGGGCGATCAGTAGGCGGAATAAAGCGAAGGGTTGAGCTATGTGCTTTGGTCGTGGAGCGCCTGCTCCGGTAAAGATGGAGGAGCCTGACTTGGCTTCGACTCGATTGGCGACTGCTGAGGAGCGGCGTGATCCTCGTTACTTGGATCGCCCTGTAGCAAAGCGTCGTCCTTCTTTGTTGAACATGGGGATGTTGAATGTCTCGGGTCAATGAGGCTGGGAACTATACGAAGCCGGGGATGCGGAAGAGTTTGTTCCAGCGGATCAAGTCTGGTGGCAAGGGCGGCAAGCCGGGTCAGTGGTCGGCGCGGAAGGCGCAGATGCTGGCTAAGCAGTATAAGGCTAGGGGCGGGGGGTATACGAGTTGAAGGCACCTCAGCGTTCTTTGGTAAGTTGGACCAAGCAGAAGTGGCGCACCAAGAGTGGGAAGCGCTCTCAGGACACTGGTGAGCGGTATTTGCCCGAGGCGGCGATCAAGTCGCTGTCTTCTTCTGAGTATGCTGCGACGACCAAAGCCAAGCGTGAGGGAACACGGCAGGGCAAACAGTTTGTTTCTCAGCCTAAAGCCATTGCCCGAAAGGTAAGGAAGTATCGAACATGAAGAACATGAAGGTTGGCGGCGGTGGCCGCTTTCGTCGTTTGACAAAAGAGCTTGCAGCCAAGGGGGCGAAAGACCCGAAGGCTTTGGCGGCTAGCATTGGTCGCAAGAAGTATGGGGCCAAGAGGTTTCAGGAGCTGGCAGCGAGGGGGCGAAAGAATGCCAAGGGGTAATGTCACGCCGAGGGATCGATCTCTTCAGCGTTTGTCGCTGCTGGAGAAGCAGGTCAGGGAGACAACGAGCAGGGGAACGCTTCAGAAGATAAAGACCCTGCTGAGGGATTACACCACTGGCGTTACCTCTTCTAAGCCTCAGTCAGATCGAGTGAAGGCCCTCCGTCGCAAGATTGCAAAGCGTGAGGAGTCGCTTCTAAAGAACTCGAACAAGTTGCCTTCGGGTGGGAGGCTATGAGCTTTCCGCTTACTCAGCAGGATCGGGAGCTTCTTCGGGGCATAGTGAGGAAGGTTCACTTTGCGCATGTCGAGGCCAAGCATGGAAAGAGCTTTGTAACGGATTATGAGTGCGACAAGCTGATTGACAGCTTGGGTCCGGAGATTGCTGAGCGGATGATCCGCTTCGGAGTGGACAAGGGGCTTAGATGATCGACTTCAAGTATAAGCCGGATGGTGAAGTCCTGAAGGCGTTCATGAAGGACGATATTTTTTTTCGTGGCATCAGGGGTCCGGTTGGTAGCGGCAAGTCGGTGGCTTGCTGCGTCGAGGTCTTTCGTCGCGCCTTGATGCAGGAGAAGGGTGAGGACGGGAAGCGGAAGAGCCGGTGGGCAATCATTCGGAACACCAACCCGCAGCTTAGAACCACCACGATCAAGACTTGGTTGGATTGGTTTCCTGAGAATGACTGGGGCAAGTTCCATTGGTCAGTGCCTTACACCCACCACATCAAGAAGGGGGACTTGGACCTTGAGGTTATCTTCCTTGCGCTGGACCGGCCTGAAGACGTTAAGAAGCTGCTGTCATTGGAACTGACCGGCATCTGGATCAACGAGGCCAGAGAGATTCCCAAGTCTATTGTGGACGCCTGCACCATGCGCGTGGGTCGCTATCCTTCTATGAGAGAGGGAGGCCCGACTTGGACCGGAGTTATTGCCGATACCAACGCGCCCGAGGAGGATCACTGGTGGCCAATCATGGCGGGCGAGGTTCCGATTCCGGATCATATCCCGCGAGAGCAAGCCAAGATGCTGGTCACGCCAACCAACTGGCGGTTCTACACTCAGCCCTCCGGGATGATCGAGGAGAAGAGTGAAGAGGGTGAGATTGAGGAATACAAGCCAAACCCGGCGGCTGAGAATCAGAAGAACATGCTGGAGTCTTACTATCCAAACTTGATTCAAGGTAAGACCAAGAGCTGGATTGATGTCTATGTAATGAATCGCTTGGGCATGATTCAGGATGGAAAGCCGGTGTATCCCATGTTTGCGCCTGACGTTCACATTGCCAAGGAAGAGCTGCCTGTTGCCGCTGGGGTTCCGGTTTATGTTGGGGTGGACTTTGGTTTGACGCCTGCTGCCGCCATTGGGCAGAAGGTGCGCAGCCGATGGCTGATCCAATCCGAGATTGTGGCAATTGACATGGGGGTTGTCAGGTTTGCCGAGGTGCTGCGCAATGAACTGGCGTCTCGCTTTTCTGCCTGCTCTGAGGTGTATATCTACGGCGATCCGGCTGGTGATTTCAGGGCGCAGACGGATGAATCTACTCCGTTCCAGATTTTGCGCGGCGCTGGCCTTCGGGCTTTCCCAACGCATACCAACTCGGTGGACCTACGCCTTGAGGCTGTCTCTTCTCAGCTTATGAAGATGGTTGAGGGCAAGGCTGGGTTTCTTGTAGACCGGCGCTGCTCTACGCTGATCAAGGGCTTTGAGGGTGCTTATGCCTACAAGCGGCTTGAGGTCAGCGGGGAGCGGTATGCGGACAAGCCGGACAAAGGAATGTTTAGCCACGTCCATGACGCCTTGCAGTATCTTCTTCTTGGCGCTGGCGAGGGACGTGCCTTGATCAACAACCAGAAACCTGCTCAGCCTGTTGTTGCCAAAAGAAACTTTGATGTTTTTGCCAAGGGCAAACCCAAGGCTAGGCGGCAGGGACTTTGGGCGCGGATGTAACGCTTCCGCTTTTTGTGCATTGAGCGCCAACCCTGTTATGGCGTAGGGCGAAAAAAAGGAGACATGCCATGTGCTTTGGACCAAGTCGTGCGGAAAAACAGGCCGCAGCGCTACAGCAGCAAGCAGCTCAAGAACAGAAGCGTCGTGAGATCGAAGAGCGGTCACGCCAAAAGCGGGAAGATATTTCCGAGGCGGTTGAGGCCCGAGCCACTTCTCGGCGCGGTAGCGGCGGCACTGGTCGTCGCTCTCTTTTTTCCGGACCGAGCGGTAGTGCCGGGTTTATTGGCAGGTTTAACTGATGAATGACCCCATCGCCGAGAAGTATCTCAAGAAGTATAACCGGGCCAAAGCGCTTCGGGAAAACTGGGTTCCGCTGTTTGAAGAATGCTATGAGTATGCCATTCCTCAGCGGGAGTCGTTTTACTATGAGGAGCCGGGGCAGCGCCGCGACGACAAGATATTCGATGAGACGGCGGTGGTTGGTGTTCAGGAGTTTGCCAGTCGCTTGCAGTCTGGCATTGTTCCCAACTTTGCGCGTTGGGCTGACTTCATTGCTGGCAGCGAGGTTCCGCCTGAGCAGCGTGATAATGTAGACAATGAGCTGGATGAGGTTACGGACTATGTGTTCGAAGTCATTCAGAACTCCAACTTCAGTCAAGAAGTGCATGAGTCCTTCATCGACCTTGCAGTGGGAACCGGCGTTCTTTGCGTAGAAGAGGGTGACTCAATCAACCCGGTAAACTTCACTGCGATTCCGCTGCCGCATGTGGTGTTGGATACTGGCCCGGATGACCGCATCGATCATGTGTTTCGCAAACGAGCCAATGTTCAGATCGACCAGCTTGAACTGATGTATCCGCGCGGAAACTTTTCGCCCGAGGTAATGAATCTGCGCAACGGCGACAACAAGACGGACGTGCTTGAGGTGGTCTGCCGCAACTACGAACGGCCTAACGAAGAAGCCTACTATCACTATGCAATTTGCATGAGAACACATACGCTCCTTCACTCGAAGGAGATGTCCGGTGTTGGGGCCAACCCGTTCATTTGTTTTCGCTGGGCCAAGTGCGCCGGTGAGATTTATGGTCGCGGCCCTTTGATCAATGCGCTGGCTGCAATCAAGACAACCAACCTCACGGTCGAACTTATTCTTGAGAACGCGCAGATGTCGATCTCCGGCATTTACCAAATGGAAGACGATGGTGTGATCAACCCTGATACCATTCAATTGGTGCCGGGGACGATTATTCCAAAGGCGATGGGCAGTTCTGGTCTTCAGCCAATCAATGCTGCCGGTCGCTTCGATGTGGCCCAATTGGTGCTGAATGACATGCGCCTGAACATCAAGCGCGCACTCTACAATGAAATGCTGGGCGATCCCAACAAGACGCCCGCTACTGCGACTGAGATTGCTGAGCGTATGGCTGACCTATCTCGTCGCATTGGGTCTGCTTTTGGTCGCCTTCAGGCCGAGCTTGTGCAGCCTGTGCTTCAGCGTGTGGTTTACATTCTGAAGAAGCAGGGGCGCATTGAGCTGCCAACGATCAATGGCCGTGAGGTCAAGATTCGTTCTGTTTCTCCGCTTGCTCAGGCTCAAGCCAATCAGGACATCTCTTCGATTGCACGTTTTCTTGAGCTGGTTGGTGGAGCCTTTGGCCCTGAGATGCTTCAGATTTTGATCGACAGTGAGCAGACTGCCGTTCACCTTGCCAAGAAGTTCGGGGTTCCTGAAAGCTTGATTCGCGATGAGGAACAGCGTAAAGAAATAGCTGCAATAGCGCAGCAACTTGCGCAGCAACAGCAAGGACAGATGGTTGCCCCAGCGGGTTAACATTGGAATTGACGGGATTCAGCGACCGGCTGAGTCAGACTTGCAGATCAGTATGAATGTTGCAGAGGTTTTCTCTGCCCCTGCTGGAGCGGCAGTTCTTTCCTATCTGCGGTCGATTACCATTGAGATGGTTAACGGACCTAACGTCAGCACAGAAGAGCTAAGACATATGGAGGGGCAGCGGTATATCGTTGGCCTTCTTGAGCAACGTATTGCCCACGCGCACAGGAAAAAGCAGAAATGACCGAGAGCCTGATTAGCGGTGAAGCCACCGAAGCTGAAGCCGCCCCGCCAGCCGAAACTCAGGAAGCACCCGCAGCGGAAACCCAAGAGCTTCTTCTTGGAAAGTATAAGTCCGTCGATGACTTGGCCGAGGCATACAAATCCCTTGAGTCGAAGATGGGTGCCAAAGAAGAGGATTATCGCAACAAAATCTTGGAAGAGCTTCAGGCTGAAGCCTACAAGGATCGGCCTGAATCTGCTGGCGATTACAAGCTTCCTGACATCATTGACGAGGAGGCTTCTGTAGACAGCGGTCTTCTGAAGTGGTGGTCTGAACATGCCTATGAGAATGGATATTCTCAGGAGGAATTTGAGCAGGGCATTGAGATGTATGCTCAGGCTGTCATGAGTTCTGAGCCTGATCTTGAGGCTGAGACAAAGAAGCTGGGTGACAATGCCAATACGCGCATCGAAGCGGCGTCGGCCTTTGCTGTGAAGTTCTTTCCCGAGTCTGCTCTACCCGCCATCGAGCGGATGTGCGAAAGCCACGAGGGCATCATTGCTCTTGAGCATATCATGTCGGCAATGAAGGACGGTTCATTCTCTGGCGAGGCTCAGCGGGCAGAAGCGGTAAATGAACAGAAGCTTCGTGAGATGATGCTGGACGAGCGATATCATAACCCGGTGAAGCGCGATCCGCATTTCATCAAGCAGGTCGAAGATGGATTCCGCAAACTCTATGGCTAAGCCAATCCTTGAAAAGTGTGGGCTTCAACTGGTTCCGTTTGAGCGCGACCATGTAATGCCCTTCTTCAGTGACATGAGTTTGGAGTCAAAAAGAGAGCTTCGGGTTGCTTATGGGATTGAGCCTCTCGACGCCCTGTTCATGGCCCTTGAGCATAAGATGGTTTACGCAGTAATTCGCAATGGTCATCCGCTTGCAGTGACTGGGTTGGATAAGGGCTTTATGTGGGCGCTATTTGGCAATGGCCTCCGCCGTAACTGGTATCGCTTTGTCAAAGCATCTCCTGCCTTGATCAGCTACTATCACGGCTTTGAGCCGGAGTTGGTTTGCGATATCTGGGCGCGCAATGGAATGATTGCTCAGTGGCTGGCGCACCTTGGCTTTGAGCCAGTGGCGCAGCTTGATTCAGATAGCGGGCATGAGTTTGTGCGTTTTGTGCGTTGCCATTACGAAACGCCTCGTGTTCTGAATTTCCCATCACGGCCCGTGATTCACTGAGAGGCCCGCAAGGACACCCTCGTGGAAGTGAGAGATCGGACACCCGTCGAGAGAAACTTCCAATGAGGACTGCAAAATGGCTAACACTATCGATCAAGCCTTTATCAAGCAGTTCGAAACCGAAGTTCACATGGCGTATCAGCGCATGGGTTCCAAGTTCCGGAACACCATTCGCACGACCAATGTGACGGGTTCGACTGCTCGATTCCAAAAGATTGGCTCTGGCTCTGCCACCACCAAGTCGCGCAATGGCAACGTCACTCCAATGGAGCTGGCACACACCTACGTCGAAGTTACGATGCAAGATTGGTATGCACCGGAATACATCGACAAGCTCGACGAGATGAAGATCAACATCAACGAGCGTCAGGCTGTGGCTCAATCTGCTGCCGCTGCTCTGGGTCGCAAGACCGATGAGTTGATCACCACCGCAATGGACGCGGGTGCCAACGCCACCCAAATCCATGACACCAGCTCGGCACTGGAAAAGGCAGACCTTCTGACCCTGTTCCAGACCTTCGGTGAAGCGGACATCCCGGAAGACGGACAGCGCTACCTTGCCATGTCGCCTTCTGGTTTTGCCGACCTGTTTGCCATCAATGAGTTTGCTTCGTCGGACTATGTTGGCCCGCAGAACCTGCCCTTCGCAGGCGGCATGACCATGAAGGAATTCCTTGGCTTCAAGATTTTCTCGACTTCGGCTGTGGCTGGCGGCAAGAACTTTGCCTACCACACTACGGCGGTTGGTCTCGGTATGAACGCTGACGTTCAGACTGAAATCAACTACGTCGCCGAGAAGGTCTCGCACCTCGCAACCTCGATGATGTCGATGGGTGCCACTGTCATTGATGACAATGGTGTCTACGAAGTCCTCGACAACAACTAAGAGGAGTCGCTGACATGGCTTATAGTGCAGCAGGACTGACCCGCATTGGTGGCGCGTCGAATGGCGATCTGTGGTTCTACACGACCACCGATCCTATCGCGACGGTCAACACTGCCGGTTACTTCAACTCGGCTTCGAACATGCTGTCGGTGCGCGATGTGATCATCGTTGCTGACACGAACACGCCGACGACCAACTTCGTCAGCGTTCTGTCGAACTCGGGTGGCGTCGTTGATGTTTCGGATGGCACTGCCATCGCGGAAACTGACGGCGACTAAGACAGGGGGTGGGGGCTTCGGCCCCCACACTTTCCATGAGCATTGCAAACACACCGATCAAGATTTGTTCGCGGGCTTCTCTGCTGATTGGCGGGGAGCCTATTTCTTCATTCACTGATGGGACTTCTGAATCGATTGTGTGTGATGCAATGTATGAGGACATTGCGCGCGCTGCTCTTACCAACTCTCGTTGGCGGTTCGCTACGAACCAAATGGTTCTCAATCGGATAAGCGCCGCGCCCACTGGCCGCTTCGATGCGGCCTATCAGCTTCCCGGCGATATGCTGATGCTGAATGCTGTGACGGTCAATGATCACCCAATCAAGTATGACCTCTACGGCGACAAGGTTTACACCGACGCTGCGGCAACTGATGTCTTGATAGCTGACTACATCTATCGTGCGGATGAAGGGGACTGGCCTCCTTACTTTGTCGTTGCCGTTGAGTATATGATGGCTGGTGTGCTGGCGACTTCGATTGCCCGCGACAATCAGCTTTCTCAACTGATGGAGCAGAAGGCCGCGTTCCAGATGGCCCAAGCCCGCAGGCTGCATTCCCAACAGCAGACCACGCGGAAGCTGAACACGTCGAGGTTTATTGCTCAAAGGCGAAGCTGATGCAGAAAGTCAGGGTTCCGATCAACAGCTTCCAGTATGGCGAGATCAGCGATTCAGTCATTCATCGGGTAGACTCCCCGATTTATCAGGCCTCCGCACAGAGGCTTGAGAACGTGCTGGTGCGCGCTGAGGGCGGGGTGAAAAAGCGCCCCGGCCTTCGGAATATCTACGACTTTGGGATTACTCGGGACACCACGAAGACGCTTCAATGCGATCTGGTGCCGTTTGTTTTCTCGGATGATGAGCGATACATTATTGCTATTGAGCATCAAAAGGTGCGCTGCTTCCGGGTGGTCAACGGCACAATCGACTTGGTCTCTACGCTAACGCAGGACACTAACGGAAATCCCCTGCCCTTCGATCACAACTATATCTACGAATATACCCACGCTCAGTATGGTGATGTTCTGTTTGTTGCGCATCCATTGTTCATGCCGAGAATGATTACTCGAACTAGCTTGACCAGCTTTGAGATTACCCCGTTTGCTTTTGACCAGCGGGCAGATGGCAACCAAATCTATCAGCCTTACTCGGTGTTCCACGCAACGAATGTGACGCTGGACCCATCTGCCTCGACGGGGACTGGTGTAACACTGACTGTGTCGGAAGATTACTTTGACACTACTGGATCGATTGATGGGTCTGGTAACTATCCTGACTCGCTCCATGTTGGCGTGTTTCTTCGCTACGATCAGACTGAAATCGAAATTACAAGTGTGCAGTCAGCTACTCAGGCCACGGGCGATATCATCGGGACGTTGCAGATTGCGCTGTCTGTTGCCAATCCTTTGCGCACAAATGATAACAGTAATATAATTGAGGTTACTCAGATCAATCACGGCTTTCAGGGCGGTGAATCGATTACCGTGGTAGATGCAACTGCGGTCGGCGGAATCAACGAGGCCAATATCAATGGTGTTCGCACCATTGCTTCAATCATCGATAACAACACTTACACCTTTACTGCTGGCGCTACAGCAAACACCAGTGAAGACGGCGGCGGCTTTGTAAAGATTGTTACCCACGCTCCGACGCATCAGTGGACTGAGCAATCCTTCTCAGCGGTGCGAGGATACCCTGCTGCGATAGAGTTCCACGAAAACCGTCTGTGCTTTGGCGGCACGATTGCCGAACCGGACAGCCTGTGGATGAGCCGCATTGGTCGGTTCTTCAACTTTGATGTGGGCGATGCCGCTGACGATGACTCAATCAATCTTGTTGCTGCGACTGGTGATGTAAACGAGATCAGGTATTTGGTGTCAAACCGTGACCTTCAGGTTTTTACTGCATCTGCTGAGCTGTATGTGCCAACCTTTCTAAACCAGTCGATTACACCAGCCAATGCTCAGATCAGAAAGCAGACCCCTTACGGCTGCGAGTTTATTGAGCCAGTGTCGATTGATGGCGCAACGATCTTTATCCAGACTGGTGGAAACGTGGCGCGTGAGTATCTCTACACTGACGATGAAGATGCCTACACCTCGACGGCTGTCTCTACGATTGCATCTCATCTGCTTGGGAACCTAAAGGACATTGCGGTGGTCAATGGCTTCGTCGGTCTGTCTGAAAGCTATGCTGTTTTCCCCAAGACAAATGGGGAGTGTGCAGTCTTTAGTTCAAATCGAGCAGAGCGTCGGGCCGGGTGGATGCGGTTTACCACTCAGGGCAGCTTTGATTCGGTGGTTCCAATCGATGATCGGCTGTTCGCCACAGTCTGGTTTGACGATACCGACCTTCGGCTTGTTGAGTTTGATTCCGATTACCAGCTTGATAATGCCAAGCTCTACACCCTGACATCAAATGTGGCGACGGTCTCTGCTGACTTTGACAATGGCACGGTGGTGCATGTCATTGCCATTGAGGGCGACCGACAGGACTACCTTGGGACGCACACTGTCACGGCTGGCGCTATTGATCTGAGCGCCTATAACCCGACCTACACTGAGGCGTATATTGGCTACAGCTTTGATGTGCAGGTGGTGACTAATCCGATTGATGCTTCGGTAAGCAATGGCCCTGTGACCGGGCATCCGCGCGGCATCTCTTCTGCAATCCTCGATATCCGCGACACCCGTTCTTTGCGAGTCAACACCAGTGCTTTGGTGACTGAGTCCGCGTTTAATGGGAAGAAGGAGTTCAGAATTCTGGGCTACAACCGCGATCCCCAGATTACTATCACTCAAAATGAACCGCTGTCACTTCAGGTGAACGGCTTGATTGCGGAGCTGATCCTATGATCCCCCAACTGTTTCTTGCATCCAGTCTGATTAGCGCTGGCGGGTCTCTTCTTGGCGGGATCGGAGCAAAGAAGTCTGCTGAACTTGCTGCTTACAACATTGAGACGCAGCGCATTCTTGGTGAGGCTGAGGCCCGCGCTAGAAGCAATCAGCGGATGGAGGAGTATCGCGCCAATCTATCGGCAAACATTGCCAGCTTTGCTGCCGCTGGGCGCGATATCGGGGGGATGGATCGCTCGGTAAAGGCGTTCTTAGACAAGCAACGAGAGATTGCCTTTACTGACGTTGCCCGGTCGGAGTTTATGTCAGAGCAGGAGTCGGCAAGGCTGCGGGCTGAAGCAGCAGCGACCCGCAGAGAGGGCAAGGCTCGTGCAGTCTCTGGCGCAATTGGGGCATTTACTACAATTGCCGGTGGCCTCTATGACTACAATCAAATCAGGATTGGGTCTGGTGGGTCTGGTGGCTCCACCTCTTCACTTAGTAGTTTTGCTCCTACAACAAGCTTGCGCCCAAGAGCGCGACCCACGGGAGGGTAATCAATGGCGGTTATTCGCGAAACCCAGCAGTTCAAGATTGGCCCTATCGGTGTTGCCCGCGTATCGCAAGGTGGACAGATTGTTGGTCAGGCTATCTCGTCTGCGGCCAATGACATTGCCGGGATGCTCTTCAAAGCCGGGGCCAAGCAGGCAGAGGAGGCTGGCCTTGAGGCTGCTGCATCTCAGGATCGTGCTGCGATTATTTCGATTGATCCCAAGACGGGTCAGCCTGAAGCCTTTTCTCCACCTCCCGGTTTTGGCGGTATTGCTTCCGACGCTTACCAGCGCGTAATCCGCTCTCGGTTTCAGCAATCAATCGAAGAAGAGATCAAGCTGAAGGCCAATGAATTGGCTGTTCAGTTTGAGCAAAGCCCCAATGCGGTTGGTCTCTATGAGACTGCGATGTCTGATTACATTGCTTCGATGGCTAACAATGCCACGGGTGAGTTCTCTGGCTATATCAAGGACGTTGGCACCAGCTATCTAAACGCTACGCGGGCCAGTCTTGCCATTTCCCAAATTCGACGTGAGCGCGCTGCTGCGCGACGGGCCAGCATTCAGGCTGCGTCTCAGGCCAATGATGCCATTGAAGCATTCGTTGCAATCAATGGGCCTAGTTCTTTTGGCGGCGAAGAGCTGAGTGAGGCTGAGTTTGTTGCTGAGTCAGCCAATGCTGCGATTGCTGATGGCGCTGAGGCTGGTCTTCTGTCGTCTCCTGAAGTTGCGGCAATGAGCATGGATCAGCGCTTTGCTGTGGCGCGTGGTGCAATCCGCTACATATCTCAGAATGTCACCGACTCAGGCGAGCTTAAGAAAATCCAGTATGCCATTGGCACACAGGACTTGAGCGCCATTCCAGAACAGTATGGATTTCTGCGTGAGACGCTGTCTCTTATTGCTGAAACCCCCTCCAGCTTTTCCAAGATCGAGAAGTTCTCTGATGGCGTTTTGGCGGATCGGGTTCAGCTTGTTTCTGTCTATGAAGAAGAAGCGGCAGCGGAAGCCAAAGCGGCTCAGGCTGCGCGCGTCTTTGACATCAACCAGTCTTCGCCGCTGAACGCATCTGCGTCTCGCACTGTCGCTGCCAATCAAGATGTTCCCACTGTGGGAATTAGTCTTAACGCAGCGAGTGAGTATCAGGGCCTTACCCTTCAATCGCAACAAGCTTTGCTGGCTGGCAATGAGGATGAGTCGAAGGCAATCCTTGAGGCCCGCGATGATATTCTTGGCGCAACTGTCGAAGGTCTTGTTGTCCGTGCGTTGCGCGGGCTGACACCGGAACAGGCAAATCAGGTTGAGGCTGCTGTCTTCAACGGGAACCCCAGTCTTGCTCCGCAGTCTTCTCAGGAATCTGTTGCTGCTGTTCTGAAGCTGGCTAATTCAACTACCCCTGACATCCTCGATCAATTTTCTTCGGAGGTTCGCTCTTACAAGGAGGGGCCTGCGCGCGCGGCAGAACTTGAGCTGAAGGTCAATGCCGCTGCGTTTGCCGAGGAAAACATCGCTCCGCAAATCAACAACATTGCGATCACCCCCTTCAGCGATCTCGATCAGGCTATTGCCAACTCGATTGCAAATGTGGATGGGGTCAATGGTCTCGATGAGGCTGTCGCCAGTTCTTACAAGAAGGAAGCGTATCACCGCGCGTCCCTAAGTGCTGCGTCTACGTTTTATCAAACCAACCCGACTGAAGCGCAGATGGATGCCGCGATGGCTTACATCCAGACTGGCGATATTGGAGACCTGACGCCCGTTCAGCAGCAAATCCTTGGTAAGGTCCGAGGTTACACTGACAGCTCAGGCAGACTCTCTGAGCTTCGAACCTATATGAATGCGCGCACATCTGCTCGCCTTGAGCAAATTAGCGAGGCCGAGACTCAGCGGGTAAAGTCTGAACGCATTTTCAATCTTGGCGCTGGTCTTGGAAACCCGGCTAATGCCAGTGATCGAGAGCTTGCATCGGAATACCTTAGCACTCGGTTTGATTCCATTCTTCAAGGGCGACCCTTGAGCCAAGTCCTTCTTGGCGGTGGGGAGGATTCTGTCCAGATTCTAAGCGAGATTAAGCGTATCAACGTGATGCCCGATGAGCTTCATCAGGCTTTTTCTTCGTTTGCTTCCGGGAGCTTGATGGTTAACTCAAGTCCAATTCTTCTGAGCCACTGGCGCAATTTGAGAACACGAGTAACCATGAGTGGCAACGAGATGTTGTCGCCAGCCGTTGAGAGCCTTGGCGCAGAAAAGGTTGCCACGCTCGATGCTCTCTCTGAGTATGGGCGCGTATATGGAGACGATCCAGAAACCATTGCGGAAGCCCTTGCTCCCCTTCGTCGATATAACGCAGAGAAGGGATACCGTGAGACTATTGATACTTTCTACGATGATGGCGTGGACTCCTTTCTGCAAGGTATTGACGGTCTGTCAGATGCACCTCCATCGGCTTATGAAGGTTTTCGCGCTGCTGCAATTCGCTATGCAGCTTTGTCTTCATCTCTGAACTACAGCCAGAAAGATATCCAAGATCGTCTTGAGCGTCAGATTGACGTGACCTATCCGGATGGTGACGGTTATGTTTATTCCGCAGCAATGGGCCGTCGCTCTCCAGCATCTCTTTCTCGAATTGTCCCCGGCAATGAGAAGGACTTCATTTCCTATGCTCAAGGGCTTGTGAATGATCAGGGTGTAACCGAGTCAGGTCAGTCGCTTGGCCTCTCTGTCTTTGCCATGAACAAAGTGGAGGCGGATAAGTTCAGAGAGGAGATGATTACTTCTGGGCGTGGGGCTGAACTGAAGGGCATGAACACTTTGTTCCTTCAGCCAATTGGCCCTGCCAACCGAGAAAACACTCAGTATCGCGTTACGCGCTTTAACCCGGATAATCCGCTTGGGCGTGAGCCGGTGCTTCGGAAGGTAAATGACATGATGATTCCCTTCGTTATCTCAACCAATGATCCTTCGTTTGTTTCTGTGGTCAGGTCCAAGGCTGAGGAGTCTCACTCCAACAGCATTGATAAAGCTGAAGGCAGGCTTCGCCTGTTTGAAATGATTGGGCTTTCAACAGGTGCTGGGCAATGAACGATCTTAATGAGTATCGCCCTGATGTTTCTGCTGGTGAGGCTGTAGGTCGGCGTCCGGGTTTTGGCGAAACCATCGAGGCCACGATTGGCTATACGTTTGGCCCAGCCTATGAAACCCTTGAGACCTATCTTCTTCACGGCGGTAAGGTTGATCCCAACTATCGCTGGCAGAATGACATCAAGGGCTATGAGGATCACGCGGCTTACCTGTCGCTTTCTCAGAGCGCGGCTATGACTGCCGCAATGAAGAAGACCATCGACAATAGTTATCAGCGCAGGGCTTTGCTTGCTGAGTCTGCGCCGCTCTATCAATTTGCCGCAGAGTTTTTCAACCCGATCAACCTTGTTGCCGTTCCAATTGGACTTCCTGCGAAAACCATTGGCTCTGCCTTTCTTCGAGGTGGCGCATCTGTTGCCAGTGTGGAGGCAGGCGCTGAAGTCTTTTTGCGTCAGCCCTTTGATCCTCTTGCCACCTACCAAGAGGGTGCGCTCAACGTGGCTGTGGCTGGTATCTTTGGCGGCGCTATCGGCATGGCGGCAAACATTGGGGGCATCCGTCGCGCTCAGGCATTTGAAAGAACCAACGAATCAATCCAGCAGTTCTTCAATACAATTCGGGATACTGAAAAGCTTGCACCGCTGACGCGCGAAGAGATTGAGTCTATTCCGGACAATCGCCCCTTCCGAGAGATGGATGAGGCTGAGATTAATAATCAGATTGCTCAGCTTGAAGCGCAGGCCAATGACTTGGATCAGCAGGCTACTCGTTTTGAAGTTGATCGAGATTTAAGGGATCGAGCAGATCAGGTGAGGGCTGAGGTTCAGCCTTTGCGCAAAGAGCTGGGCTATCGTTACCTTGAGACGCTGCGCAAGTTTGGTGATGATCCGTATGCCATCATGGCAAACAAGTTCACTGATAGCTTTCTTTACAAGATGATCAGCACCCCAATGAAGCGGGCGCTGCAATCAAAGTATCCTACGCAGGTTAAGGAGCGCTTCGTGCGACTGGCGAATGACGCTGGTGTTGCCTTGGCTCTGAACGCTGTTGGGCGCGCTGCGCCGCCTTCTGTGTATCAGCGCACGGCTGTATCTCTTGGCGAGTTGGCTCGAATCAACGATGACCTGATCAAGCTCTGGGCCAATGAGACCAATGCTTCTCAAGCATCCATTCTTGACATGAACCTGTCGAATACTGCGAGAACAATCACTCGTCAGAACAACACGTTTGAAAGCTGGCTCAATCAGGTAAACACCAAGCGCCTGAAGAAAGATGGAAACCTAACTGACTCAGAGCTTTCGGCGGTAAAGCGCATCAACGAATACTTTGAGGCCAAGGGTCGCCTTCTTGAGAATGTCGGTCTTATTCGCAGTCAGAGGGGCCTGACTGCGCGGGTCGAAGCAATGAACGCTGAGATCGAAGACCTGAAAGCAAAGCTGGCAGCAACGAAAAAGCCTGCTGCGTCCTCCTTGATTTCCGCTCGAATCAATGACCTTGAGGCGCAGGTAAAGGTTGATAGCGAAGCTTTGGCCGCTGCAAGTGACATTGCCAACCCCGAGTCTTTCTATCCTCGCTTCTGGGATCACGCAGCAATTCGCGCTAATCGCCGTCAGCTTTCTGACATTCTTGTTGATTGGTATGGCAAGAACCCGTTTGTAAATGACGTTCAGGGCGGCAAGTTTACTCGGGTCAAGCTGTCCACCGATCCAAAGGATTTGAGAAAGCGAGCCGAGCAAACCATTGATAGCATTCTTGGTGAAAGCGATCCGACCAACATCGATAACATTGGCGTGGGCTATGGCCGGTCCAAGCACTTCCGTCATCGCAAGCTGGACATCCCCAACGGATTGGTGACTGACTTCATTGTCACTGATCCCTTGGCTGCAATGAAGACGTATGCCGCTCGAATTGAGCCTCGTTACCACTTCCAGAAGGAGTTTGGTAAGGACTTCCGTGGCGCTCTGTTCGACATGGAGTTGGACATGATTGAGGCTGGGTCCAGCCGGGCTGAGATCAACGCAATGCGCCGAGACTTCGTTGGTCTTTATGAGCAGATTGCTGGTGCAGTAATCCGCAATCCAGATGCCTTGAGCCAGAAGGTTGCGTTCTTCCTAAGAGAAGCAGCAGGCTTTGCCTACATGGGTGGTGCTGGTCTTGCTTCGATCCCTGACTTTGGCCGGATTGTAATGCAGCACGAGCTGGACAGCGTGTTCAAGGGTGTTCGAGCCATGCTCGACAAGGAGCAAGTTAACCTTGCCACCAACGAAGTGCGTTATGCTGGGTCTGCGCTCGACATATTCCTGAACAGCGCTCACATGCGGATCACTGAAGATTTAGGCAACAACATGCAGGCCAATGGTCTGCTAAGCTCAGCCCGTAATGCCTTCTATATTGTGAACGGCCTTGCCCCCCTAACTACGCTGGCAAAGCAGTTGGCCGGTATCGTTGATGCGCATACGATTATCGACTATTCGATCAAACTGAGCCAAGGAAAGCTGGACGATCAATCACGCACTTGGCTGGCGCGGCATGGGATTGACGAAGAGTTTGCTCGTGTCATTGCGAGAGCGCCTTGGGAGAAGAACACTGACGGTCTTTACATGGCTAACACTGACAACTGGGCTGACTCAATCTTCATTCCTGAGATCGACGGCAAGCGCCTGACTGTCATTGAGCAAAACGAGGATGGCACTCCGGTCGGCAAGATGCGCAATAACCGCTACATCCCTGCGTTTTATAACGACACTACGAAGACCATCAACTTCGACCGGGACTACATCGAAGGTCCGATGTTCGATGAGAAGGCTTGGCTCAATCCAAAGATGGAGGGGGTGAATCCGCTGCCCGACATCTTCAAGACGCCGAAGCAGTGGGCCAACTTCG